TCCCTGCAAATTATTTAGTTCTTACGAATAGCCTTTACAGGATTGCCGTTCTCGTTCCAAGTAATCTCATACTTGCCTTCAGCAGTCCAATACTCTCCAGACTTGCCAGCCATGTTGACATTGCGCTTCATTAAATCATGAAGGTGAACAGCGTTAGCAGTCTCTTTAGCAGGAATAAAGCCTTCCTTCATTTCCTTTTCAGACCATCCAGTTACAGGACCATCTTCACACATGGTATAATCCAAGTGGAAAGTTGCGCCTGCTGCTTTCAGTTCTGCGTTAATCTCAGAAAGCTTCTTTCCATCCTTCTTTCCCTGATTGATAATTTCCTCATACTTCTTGTCCATAACTTTTTCTCCTTTCAACAAAGAAATTTGTTTTTACTTTTCCAACTGTTTTCCGATCTGGTCAACACCTGTAGCAGCAAGTCCACTTACAATGCCTACAGCAGTAGCAGTAATGTAGTCATTAGCAGGGAAATCAGGCATAATAAACATAGCTGCTACACCAAGACAACCGCCACAAACACCTACTGCAATAGGAATCCACTTGGTATCAAATCCACATGCCTTAACGATCATGCCAACAAGATAACAAATAGCAGTGATTACAGCTACACTTGCAACACCAAAGTCCATTCTATTTACCTCCTTTCTTATATTTTCTTAATTTTTCATTTTACAAAGTTATCACCTGACTTCTAAAAAATAACTTTTCTTGTGGTTGTTCTAATTTTTCTAACATCCACTTCACTTGCAGATACTTCAAATTCTGCCATTGTCTTTTCAACAGCATCTTTTATAAACTTTTCATCACAGCAAGTCAAGTTGCAATTAAAATCATCCCCAAGATCAAAACCAATGTCATAATAATATTGGGAACAACCTTTGTACTTTCCAGAAGTAATAACTTTCATTTTACTTTCTCCTTTTAATTTCAGTTTTTAGTATTTCCTTTGTTTGTATATACATTATAACACATAGAACTGGATTTGTAAATAGTATTTTTGAAATGTTTTTGTAAAAACTTCCTACCGTTTATGTAAAAGAATAACTTATTAGTTTAAGTATACTAAATAAGCTTTTACACTTATACTTCCTTGTTTGATATTTGGTTCTTGTAACTCAACTCTATTTGTTCCTTGGAAAAATAATCTATAAGTGTTAATTTTTTCTTCAACATAACCAATTAACCATATTCCGGATGTAATGTACCACTCTGTACTACTTATAGTATAAGGTGCATTATCAAGTGAGATAACATTATCAATAAATGTAACAGAATTATTGTGAACTCTATTAGTGTTTGAGTCCCTATTTAGAATTCTTGTTTCACTATAATTATCAGTGCTATATTTATAATTAAAAACAGCTTTTACAATAGCAGCAGATGAATCTGAAACATAATTATTGAATTTTAATTTATATATAATACCAGATGGCAAAAGAGTATCAGAATCCAAACGTATTTCTGGAATCAATGCAGACGGATTTTTATTACTTGGTGTAATAGTTAAATCAAATAACTTTACTTTTTTACTAACAAAAGCATTTCCATCTACATACCCCTTAGTAGCTGGTTCAGAAGAAGAAGTAGGTGTAGGAAGATTTGTAATCTTATTATTGTTCATATTAAGAGTGCCAGACATTACTCCACCAGAAAGAAGTAATGCAGCAGCTTTCATAGTAGCAGGAGAAATATACTTATTAGCAACCACACCAGCAACAGCTTCAGCAGTAGAAGCTTTATCTGCTACTTTCTGTAACAAGGAGCCTCCAAGGTTTCCAACAAAAGCAGATACAGATAAAGTATCAGAAGCATCAAGACCATTCTGGTTCATGATCTGAGCAATAGCATAAGCTACAAGGGAAACCTGATAAGCAAACTTATTATTAAGCTGGGAAGAAGCTACACCAGTTTGCACACCATTCAATCTTTGAGTAGAATTTACATACTCAGTATCAGAAAGCAAGTTAGCTTTATTCTGATCAAATAACTTGAAATTATTAGTAGGCATTTAATTCACCTCAATTTCATAAATTCTGTCATAACCATCCCCATCAAACTGGAAATTTTGATTCTTTTCTTTGCCATTATCTAACATTATAGAAAGACAATGACCTGGACTTGACTGATCTTTAATAGCATTTAAAATTTCCTCTAAATGGCTATCGTCATCATCAAGATAGATTGTGATAGTTTTATTACCTCTGTATTTTCTATCGCATAGCTTTAAAGCCTTATCCAAGCTTTTCATATATCCACAACCTTTTTACTTATTTGCAATGATATAGGAATATTCCCCGATATTATAATAAGCGGGAGCATCCTTCTGCTGAACTTCAACAAGCTCCTTGTTTGAAAACGTGTCAAGTGTTCTTTCAGTAGCTTCACCACCCATATCAAACTGAATAACACGAATATATCCCAAAGGTTTTTCCTGAATATTATTTAAGCACTCAGAAACTTTCATATAAAGTACCTCCTTATGTACTACTCCAATTACCCTTATCCCATCCAGTAATAAAGGGAGTATCTGTATCCCAACCAAACAATGGCTTATCCTGAATTTCATAGTTTACTCTAACACCAGACGGCTTTGGAAGAATGTATCCAAGCTGTAATAGTGCTAAGTCTGTTTGACTGAAATTAGGATCAATTACACGAATGACATAAGTCATATCTTGGTTATCAACAAAATCAATAGGAACATCTGTAAAGATAATATTCAGAATATCTTCCAATCCTTTTCTTGTACCGTCCCAGTGATTCATATAAATTCTTGACTTAAGAACTTTTCTATATAAATCGTCAGGAAGAGTAGAAGGAATATTTGGATTGTCTGTAGGGAGATTTCTGCTTACATTTAAAAGACTTCCTAAGGTATCAAGTTGATCACCAGAAGCAATATCTAAATTAAACAGTCCATTGAAATCATCTAAATTATCAACAGTAGGAGAAATATATTTTAGAAATGCTTCTACATATTCATTGTATTTCTTTTTATTTGCGTATTCGGAAGTAATTAACTCAAGGTAAGGCTTATTACTGTCTGCCATTTTAGCTTACCTCCACAGTTACTTTATCAAGATCAATTTGAGAAGCTTCATTAAACAAAACTGAAATATCAGTATCGGTATAACTTACTCCATCTGTAGAAGTCTGAACATTCAACACAGAGAAAGAAGGTGACTGAATGGACTTCATCTGCCCAGTAGCAATAGACCAAAGAACTGATCTATATACTGTCTCTGCAATTTCAAGATTGTTAATGTAATCAACGATAGCTTTTTTAATGTCATTTGCATATTCGTCATTATAAGAAGAAAGTTTCTTGAGACTTACTTTGACATAAACTGTTTTATAAGTAGGTCTATAAAAACTAATATTTGTAGTATTACCAGAAAGTGAAACAATAGGAACTGTAGTTGTTCCATTTGTATAGCATCCTGGTGTTTTCTTAAAATAAATCTCTGTAGCTACATCTGTATCATCTCCACCCTCAACTACAAGAGTAATAGAATGTGGAGGATGACCAAGACTATTTATAGTACCAGTATCATTCTCATAAGCCTTAACACGTTTTACACCACTAACAGAAGATACAGAAGCGATAATAGACTCAAACACTGTTTCTGAAGGAGCAGCAGTAGCAAGAGCATATCTCCCTCTTAATTCTGCATCAGTCTCTTCATTTGTGCCACCAGAGCCATTAAAGTTATTGACTACACTGTACCAACCAAATACAGGAGTAATGATCTTTGTAATGGTATTTGAAGCAACAGTAATATCACCTGCATCATTGCAAGTAGCTTCTACAGTAATAGTTCCACTTTCTGGAATAACAACAGAATCAGGCAAGTTCCAGATATGTTCATCGTCTTTATCTGAAGCTTTACCAGAAGCAATTACAGTAGTAGGCGCACCTGTAAGAGTAAGCTGAACAGTTGAGTAAGTAGCTGCTTTTCTCACAATACCTGCAATAGCACAGAGATTATCAAGACCAACTCCAATGGCTGTATTAACTGTTCTATTATTATAAGTCAAAAGAGCAAGAGCATTTGTATCAAAAATCTTTTTAGCAAAAATGCTGATCTGCTGATAGTCCTGAGAGTCTTCATCAATATAAATATCATTGCCAAAAATCTCTTTCATCTTAGAAATTAGATCATCTCTAATATCTGCATATGTCGGAATGTGCATACCAGTAGCATCAATATAAGGAGCAAAATAAGCCATTTAGATTATCACCTCTGTTTCTACCACTTCATTTGCATTTGTAGTAACACTCACACTGCAAGTCATTGTTCGGTTCAACATAGAAATATCTACTTTGTTTACAGCAACAACTTCATCAATTTCTTTTATTCTATCAATCAGCATCATTTGCATAGAGTTTTTAAGGGCGTCACTTCTTGCTTGTCCTAAAACACTCTGAAACATTGGAATCCCAAGTCCAATGTCTTCCCACCACTCTCCATAAAACAGAAGTATTTTGCTCTTTATCGCATACGCAACAGCTAAATTTCCAGACACATAATCATTTTTATTATGTCCAAAAACATAATCGCCATTTTCATCAAATCTTCTATACTTCATATTATACCTCAATACATAGGCTGGCTTGTCAACTTTCCAGAAGAGTCTTCATGAACATGAGTAAGCAACTTAATAATCTGCTCTAAAGTAATTTGTCCATTCGCATCAGAAAGAATCATATTATTATTGCTCATATTTATCTTTGCTTCACCAAAGCTAACTGTAAGACCACTTTCTACAGCTTTTGTATTTGGCTGACTCAGTACACAAGGGATAGCTATACCATCTGATAGATCATGCCTTCTCACTTCAATAGGATTCTGAACATTTCCACTTGTCCAAAAATTGTCATAAGATAAGTCAGAAAATACTACAAGGCATTCATCGCCTTGCTCAAGAGTAAATCTTACACCGCCAAGCTTTGTAGACGGGAAAACAATAGGAACATTGATAAGTAAAGGAAGATTAACATAAGAAACAGAATTATCTTCGTTCACTACTTCTTCTCTGATAGCAGGCTGAATTTCTGCTGTATTGTTATTTGCATTATAGCTTTGAATAATCCCGGGAATACAGCAACGAATATCAAAGCTTGCTTTGTGGATTAAACTGTCATAAAGCTGGTTTTGCGTTCCAAGCAACTCTTTTATACTTGCCATATTTCCTCCAAATTTAAGATATGCCGCCCTTTCGGGCGGCTAAATCTTTTTGTTTTAAATTTAATATTTGAAGTAGATGCACTTGTTACCTTCATCATCATAGAATGTATACCAACGAGTTACTCCGTCTTTGCAGAAACCCATGTTTTCAACATCTACAAGAGTACAAACACCAGCGTTCATATCATTGGTAATCGCAAAATAAGAGCTAATCTCTCTGATCTGATCTAATGTCATCTTTTTCATTTTAAAATCTCCTTTACTTTCTTTTTAGCTTTTATGTATCTCTTACTGTACTTACAGTATAGCATATAACATTTGTTTTGTCAAGAACTATTTTTACCATCCATACAGATTTGGATTTGCAAGGAAAGAAGGAAGTGTGCCTGCTTGCGTGATTGCACTACACTCACATTTCCAGTTATCTCCTCTTGTATCACCGCTGTATTTAACAGTAATTATTCTGTAGATGCCTTCGGCATCAAGACTGCGTATTGCTTTGCCCTGTTCCCACTTAAAGCCGGCAATTTTCTTATTATCAATTCTAACAAGGGAATTTATAGTAATCAGTGGGTTAAGCAGACACTCAAAAGTTATGCCTGTCTCGTTCTGAGAAGGAGAGTTAATCAAGCCAGTTTTAGGCCCAAGATCAAAGATTTCATCAGAAGGAAGACTTTTCGCTTGTACAATATTCACCTTACCGTCTTCAGTATAATAAGTAGCATTCATTGTCTTTGCTAAACTATCAAGATAATCAGACGGCTTACCAAACATTACTTTGCCACGAGGATAACTAAAACGAGTATCAGCAATAGAGCCAGTTTCAACAGGATAGTTTGCTCTACTCGCTATTGCGTCTACAACATCTCTTGAGCTTTGTTTTGCTGCTACAGTAGTATTTATCAGACCATAAGTAAGAAATCTGTCTGTACTTCTGCAAATTAGAGTAAGCATATAGTCTACGCCACCAGACTTAGAACGTATAGGCTGAATAATTGTACCAACAAAAATAATTCCATAAAAGTTTCCATTGTATCCTGCTTCAACAATTACTCTACTTCCTGAACGAATGATCTTGTTTTCAGTATCAGGAGAAAGATTATAAAGCACAATAGAAGCTTTGTCGCCTTGCTTGAACTGAGTCTTTTCAATATCAAATGTGCATCTTACTTCAGAAACGTCAAACGCTTCTCCATCTTCAAGAGAAACAATTACACGATAATTTCTACCATACAGCCAGTCAGAGAGAGTACCTTGAATATCAACTACTTCATAATACTCACCAGACTGAACTATGTTAGTAGAACTTGAAATACCAGAAGCATAAGAAGTATTGTCTTGAGAAGAAACACTAACAGCAACTCCGCCTTGAAGAGCTTGACCGCCATTATAAGTTTTTCCCTTTATGCTCTGATCATAAGGAGAAACTCCAAGATAAGCAAAAGGATTTATCCAATAATTATCTTTTGTATGAGTAGTGCTGTAATCAGTACTTGTAGATACACCAAAATGAAGATGAGGCCCAGTTGAATGTCCTGTACTTCCCATCAAGCCAATAGGAGTTTTAGGATGCACTTTCTGCCCAACTTTTACATATGTTTCAGCCATGTGAGCGTATATGCAGCCTTTGCCATCTTCATTAGCAACCCAGACATAATTTCCATACCCTTTTTGGTATTGCGCTCTTTTAACAGTACCATTTGCAACAGAAACTATTGTTTTATTTTCAAGAGCTACTAAGTCAACGCCTTTATGATTCTTTGACGCCCATGTTTCTTGTAAGCTACGAGGACCAAATGGAGAAGTTACTTTAAACTTTCCTGTAAACGGAAAACAATACTGAGTATTTGTTCCGATTCTTGTAACATCATTTGAGGACAACACCGTTATCACCCCAAATCATGATATAAGTCTTGCCAATGTTTTGATCATCAGCTTGTCCTGTAAACTCATCTTCCATAGGAACCATTATACAACAACCAATTCCTTTATAATCAAGCTGGTGAAGAATATCACTGTACTTTCCATAAGAAGTCAACAAAGGAAGATTAGAAAAATATTCTTCACCAGTCAAAAGATTAACTGCTGTAATGAGCCAATATTTTGCACTGTAATTATACCATAAATTGAACTTGAACTTGATATTATTTCCATTCACTGGAATGATGCACTTAAAACTCTGATTAGGAGAATTAGTAAGAGGAACTTTATACAATTTTTCATTCCTCCTTATCCAAGTAATTTATATCCCTGAAGCCCTGTAAGCTTACTTAATGCAGACTGATCAACATAGTCAACATTTAACTCAGCCATTTTTGTGTCAATAGTTGTTTGACTTGCTTTACTTATCTTTACTGTTTTAACTCTTGCAACAGGAATCTCTACAAGAGTAACAGTAGCTTGTAACGCTCTGAATGTTTCTTTATCATCATTTGCACTCAAGCTTTTGATAAGCATATTTTTATAATAGCCAAGTTTTGTAAAAATGTCAACTGGTATTCTGCTTTCTTGAATCTGCTTCAGCACAGCCCATGCAGAAGTATGCCTAAAAGTAAGCTCTGAGAACTGTCCAGGAATAATGCTTTCATGTACATCACTCATCATTACTTTCATTGTAACAGTAGCAGGCTCAAGATAAGCATGATCAACAACAGAAGCACCAGTTTCAACAGGATTAGAAGTGATATGTAAATTTCTGCTATGATCTACTTGCAAGAATCCATCAAAGAAATATCCTGCAATATTTGTCTTACAAAATAACATTGCTTCATAAGAAAGTCCAGTAGTATCAGAACCAGACTTTGCTAAATATCCCATACTACCGACCTCCTTATTTTCCTACAGAAGAATAGTCTCTTCTAATAACCATGTCATTCCACCAGTCAGTTGCTTCTTGCTCATTCGCAAAGTTCATGGACATTCCGTTCATGTTAATAGTAACAGACTTGTCTTCAACATAGCTATTAGGCTGAGAAATTCCAGGAATATTATAATTGCTATCAAAGTCGGGATTATATTTAGTTGCAGACATTCCAAGCTTATCGGCAAGCCAGCTTCCTATATCTTCACCTGCTTGAATAGCAAGCACTCCGCCAACAGCACCAGCAGTACCACCTAAAGCAAAGCCAGCTATTCCAGCAATTACAGTAGCTACACCTTTAAACTTGTCATACCATTCATCAGCTTCATCAGCAATGCCACCAAAGTCACCTTTAATAAACTGAAGCATTGTATGAATACCAGTTAAGCCACTGTCAATTCCTTCAACAATAGACTTAATGATCCACACTGCTGCTCCTTTTTCAGATTCAAAACCAAGCGTTTTAAATATATCTTTTATCTGCTTAAAAATATCACTCAAATCATCTTTTATATCAGAGAAACTTTCTTTCATATTCTGGAACTTTGAATCAAATCCAGACCAATCAAAAGCAGAAATGCCACCTCTTTGCCATGTCATATAGTCATCTATCAACAAAAGCAAAGTGGTTAATGCAGCTATAAACCATCCAATCGGACCAGTTTTAAGCAATAAGAAGAAACCACTTACAAGAGCAATTCCTTGTGGTACACTAAGATTTAAGAACTTAAAAATAGATTCAATTACACTGTACAAAGACTTAGCTACAACTAAAGCTGCTTTACCAAGCCTGTAGAATACTTCAAAGAATCTTGCTACTTTTTCTGCTATCTTTGGTAAATTCTCTTGAATATAATTATTTGCTCTTTTAAGGAAATCTCTCACTTTCATTGCGTCAGGTCCAATAAACTGTCCTAAGAAATATGCTACCCAACGTTTTCCATACTCAAATTCTACTTTTAACTTGCTAAACTCAAAGTTAATATCTCTTACTAACAAAAGAAAATTATCAAGCTCTTTTGGTGCTTCTAAGCTTCTTCCAAGTTGGTTTAGCTCATACAGTCTTCTATACTGCTCATTTGTCATAGTAAGCAAATTTGCATTCGTCTCACCAAGAGCATTTAGAGCAGTTTCATAAGAACGTGCTTGCTGCTCAGAAACCCACCATAAACGAGCCTGCTTTTCAGTTTCATAGTCAAGTAATGCTGTACTTTCTACAACATCAAGAATAGCTTCATTTACTACTTTTAAAGAGCCAAGTATAACATCAGAAGCAACTTTAAAGCCGTCTTTAATACCTTTTACTTTATCTAATTTGCTTTTAATGGAAGTTATCTTATTAGTAGCATTTTTAAAGCCACTTTCATCAAGGTCCCATCCTATTTTAACAAGATAATCTTTTAAAGTTTCAGGCAATAAAATCACTCCTTTCTCAAAAATTCATAGTACCTTTGCTCATTCTCAAGCTTTACTTCAATAAGTTCACAAGCATCAAGCCAATCATTGAAAGTGTAAGTCCCGTCCCAAAGTTCATGCTGTTTCCACATTCCATGAATTACAGGAAGATACAGTTTAGCATTTAAGTTTGGGTATTCGCAAACTTCAAACCCAACTGATCCATGATAGTATCTTTTGACGGGACTTCTTTGAAAAAATCCTTAAAGTTAAATGCAAGAGAAGCAACAATGAGCTTTAGCACCATCATCATGCTTGCATCTGCAACACCATAAGTTCCATTCTCACGAACAACAGGAGACTTTTCACCAGTAGAATACACTTCTTTGACTGTCTTCAAAATGTCGATCTGCAAGCCCATGAAGTCTTGCTTACTCATCATCTTACCAGAAGTAGGAATAACATTCTGCTTTTCAGTCCCAACAGAAGAAGAAAGCATATCACCAATTCCAAACGGCAAAACAAAAGCAAGAATCTGAGCAAGAATATAATTCCCCTCCATGGGGTCATAAGCATTGATCTCAAACTCTCTACCATTCAGATTGAATATAGAAACTGTTTCTCTTTTATTCATTGTTTCCATACTGTTTATCCTTTCTTATTAACCAGAAATATCAGCACACATCAAGCTCCAAGTTCTATTCTGTGCCTGAGACTGGAAGCTATTGTCTGCTTTCTTCTGGTGCGAAACACCAGTGCAATGATAGCTGTCACCAGTAGAACGATTCTTAATGTCCATAGTTGCAAGTGCAAACTGATCTGTAGGAGACTCTTCAAGGAAAGCTGCAAACTTCTTCAACCACTCATTGAAATCGGAACTCTGAAGAATTTCAAGATTAACAGTACCGTTCTTTGCAGCCCACTTACTGACAACAACAGCTAAGTCAGCAGCAACGGTATGCTGAGTAACATCATTTGCATAAGAGATGGAAATGTTACCAAGACCAGTACCATAAGCTGTATACGTTCCAAAACCAGGGTGAGAAATAGTCAAGGAAGTATCTTCAAAAGAATAAGTATAAACTCTTGCCATTTTATTTAACCTCCTTATCGCTCAACAATAACGTTGATTACAACATGCTCAATAGCACCAGTAGCAAGCAAAGCAACATAAATAGGCGGAGAAATTCTGCTTGTTCTATCTGCCGGAGTCTGACTTGCAACACTCTCAGCTTCAATGTAATAGCCATTGCTGATTGCATCGCCAGGATTCAGAGACAGAACTTGCTCACCGTTCCAAATGCCGCCACCGATCAAACCGATATTTTCAAGAGTATTGCAAGCACGAGCGGCAAAAGCTACAAGCATATCAACGCCAGACTCAGTTTGAGGAACTTTCTTAGTAGCAACTAAGCCAGCAATAACTTCCTGCTGAATTAACAAAGAAGCTGCATCAATTAAATACAGTTCGTCAACATGATAATTGCCACCAGAGATGCAAGGATAAGTCAGCTTATAAGTATTGCCAAACTTACCAAAGAAATTGCCGCCATAAGAAACAATATTGTTAATCTGAGTATCACTCAAATCAGAAGCAGTAACACCAATGAGAGTCTTATAAGCAGCAGTATAAGCAGAATTAGCTTTCATAGAGTTCAAGCCACTAACAAGACCGACCATTGCAACATCAATATTGACATCTTCAGAATAGAAACCAAAAGTACGAGTATACTGAGCAGTTTGCAAAGTTTTCAAAACATTTGCAGTGCTTGCCTGAGTGCATTTCTCATCAGAAGTTCCAAAGAAATAAATAGTGGGAATCTTAGAGCTTTCAACAAGAGCAGCTACCTTAGCAATATTCTCATCAGTAACAGTAGCAGCAAAGCAGAACGCCCAGAACTTATCATTTTCGTTTCTGATACGAGTAAAAGCGGCGTCAGCAACTTCAGCAGCACCAGTACCGGCAACAGCAAGACGAGAAGACTTCTCAGACTGAGAGAAATACACTACAGCTTTTTTGTATGCTGCATCAGTAGTTTTAAAGCCATCTGCAACCATCTGAGCTTGATAATTGCTGTAATTATACTCTTTTACCTGATTTGCAATAGGAGAATCAGCACGATTATCAATAATCATACCAAGGTTAAAATCACTTGAAATTGTAGTAGGGGAAGAAACTTTAACAGAAACATCAACGATCTTGTTTAAAGAACCAGCCATATCTTTTATTCCTCCTTATGTACTGTATTTATATTTTACATCAACACTATCAATAGTGTCAAGAAGTTCTTCAGTAGAAATAGTATTGTAAAAATAAAGCTTTAAGTCTGATCTCTGCCACCACTGTTCATTTATCTTCTCATAGAACTTTCTTGGTTCTACAGTTCTATCAGGAATAAATGACAGATTATTTTCATACAAGAACTGCTTTGTTCCTTCATGATAGAAGTATTCATTTATTCTTGCGCATAAATTATCTGCGTTTGGTCCATAGAAAGTAAGTTGCAACATAAGAGTCCTCATTGTATACTGAGTAACTTTTACTTTGTCTGCTTCACTTTCATACTTTCTATTCTTCCAAATATGACGTTCATCCGGTTCATCATAAAACTTAACATAGCATACATCTTCATTTATTTTACTTGATTTTTGCCCTCTTTGTTGATGAGAAATAAGCACTTTGTCCTCTGCCATATTAAGCTTTTTTTGGACATAATCGGCAAAAAGCAAATCAAGATCATCTAAATCTACAATTCTATCTGCCATTACATCACATCCTGTCTGAGCTTAACTGCTGTACTTCTACAAAAACCATACTGAGCATCATCTAAGCAATATCTTACAATGTAATCTGCTCCATTAAAATGCACAATATCGGCTGAATAAGTTTTACCATCCAACTTATCCAAACCGACTGTTTTTAATCTCTTATGGGTAAATATATGTATTCTCTCACTATTCAAATCTGCATCATCTAACAAAGAATCTTCATTTTCATTTGCTACTGTAATAATACCTTGTACTTTAATATCAACAGGAACTTCTACTGGAACATGGTTCTTTACTTCAGTAGTAGAACGAGTGATAGAAATTCCTTTTACTTGACAAAAATCTGGGTCAGTAATTAACTCTGAAATATTTATCACTTAGTTCTACCTCCTTTTGTCTTAACAAAATAAGTAATTGCATTTTTAAGCTGAGAAGTATCAATTAGTGTTCTTGGTTCGTATCCTTTTGGTTTGCCTTTCATTTTTCTTCTTATCGTTTCTGGCTTATCAGGCGGCCAGCCATTATCTTCATCATAGAAATAAGCCCTTGAAACATTCTGCCCACGCATACCAACTTTTTTAAGCTCTTCTATAGCTTTATCAGTGTCACCTTTGAAAGCATAGTCAGCAGCATTTGCCATCATTCTATGAAGTCTTTCGCTGTCTTTTTTAATTGCTGGCTCTATTACAGGTCTTGCAGGTATATTTCTTTTCTGAGAACCATTAGTATGAATATAAAGAAGCTCTGCATTTGTAACATCTGTGTTAACAGTACCATCTTTATTTTCTCTGTCTACGTCATCTTCTATGCCAACATAAACATCATGATTCTTAATAAAGTCTATAGCTCTCAAAAGACTGTTCCAGTTATCTACAGACTCTTTTACTTCTACAAATATATTTTTAGCCATTCACCCAAATTCCACCCCTACCATAAATTTTGGTCAAGGTAATAAGCTGCTGTCCGTACATAGAAAGCTTCCAAGTTCCATATCCAGCATAATCATCTTGACTTCCTAAGAAATCATAGCTGATAGAAAGACCATCAACGGACTTAGAAGAAGCAATTCCAAACGGAAGTGAAGAAGCAAGAGCAGAAGTAGCTCCAGGATCACCTTGAGAAGCTTTTAAGTAAAGGAACAAATTATGAGCAATATAAAGCCCCATTAAATATTCCCAATTACTTTTATATCTGTCTTTCTTGATAGCTGCATGAGCCATGTTAACAAACAAATTGAAAACTACTTGCGGGATTTTATCTGAACCATCTTCAGGCTCTATCGTTCCGCCCTCTACACAGAAATTCTTAAATACTTTCTCAAACATTTCAAGAGTGTATTCAGGATTATCTGTAGTGATAACATTAGAGGAATTACGGAAGGTTTCCATCATAATATAAGCATTATTAGTATAACCTAACATTCCTACCAAATCAATGTACGCCATTCCGCAATCCCTCCATTAGTTAATTAGTTTTCTGCACTGTCAGCAGAATTACTCACAGAAAGCTTATACGCTTCAAAGACTCGCTTCTTATTCTGAGAAAGCTTATCAGTCTCAATGTACTCAGCGCCGTACTCCTCAGCAAGCTTCTTTACTTCCTCTTTATTCTTGATCTTCAAAGACTCATAGAACTCTTCAACAGGATCAACAGAAGATACATTCTCAGAATCATCAAAAGTCTTGTCAGCAACAGAAGCAGAAGCAACAGCAACAGGAGCAGGAGCATTCATAATCTGAATGTCACCACATTTAACAGCATGTCTGAAAGTTTTATCGTTCTCATACTTGTCAGGCATATCCTGAATAGCATTAGGAACAGTAATAAAACTGTCTACACTGCCGTCACGAGAAGCACCGGGACCAATAGCAAAAGCTCTCTTGGAAAAAATTCTAATCGTACTCACTGTTTATTCTCCTTTTTTTTTATAAGATATTTTAAATGCCGTCAACATAACGAGCAGGCTGATTATACAGGAACTTAACCTGGCCCATCTGAGCAGCGTAAATAGTAATATAGGCAAACTGAAGCGCAACAGGCTGAGTCATTGCACGAGTCAGAGGAACAGGAAGATCAAAGTAAACAAAGTCCTTATCGTTCACATAAACCATCATACGGTCAGTATTGCCAGTGCCCACACCAGTGCACCAACGGCAAGGAACAATTTCAAGAGTCTTCCCCTGATTCACAGCCAAGTTGTTCTTCAGAATATAAGTAAGAATACTCTCGTTACCGGAAGTACCAATACGAGTAGACTGAATGTAAGCATACTTAGCAGGAGGAAGCAGAATATGATTTGCCATTGCAGACTCATCATACTCGGAAGCGGCCCAAGCTTCAACAAGAGCTTTGTTAATGTCCCAAAGAATTTCATCAACATCCTTGTCAGCCCAAGTAGCCTTACCACTCTTGCCGTTCACAGCGTCAGAACGGATAACATCATCATTATTCAGCAGACCAGTAATGCCAACATTGGAGAAACCAGTGTAAACAAGCTGATCAATAGACTTGTTATAGTTCAGACAGATGCCACGATCCAAAATGCTATCAATGCTTCTGCCAATGCTCTGGAACTTCTGAGAGTCAACAAAAGGAATTTTCATAGCCTGCGCCCAAGTGAACACCTTGAAAATATCCTTGTTAACATTAGCCTGAACAGTAGAAATAACATCAGTAGCACCAGCGACAAGTGCACCCTCGTTACCGCCAGCAGTAGCATAGTCAACATTCATAGTGGAAGTGAAATCAACCCATCCACCACCGGTCTCAGCGACAATATCACGAGGCCAAGTTACAGAAGTAAGCGGCTCACGGACCTTCGGGTCACGCTTCTCAAGCTCACCTTCAAGAAAAGCCATGCCAGTAGCAATACCAGCAGCATCAAGAGCACGTCCCATGCCAAGAGAAGCATCCTGCATCATCTTGACATTAGGATTGCCACCAAAAGCAATACCAGAGTTTTCAATAATATTAGGCATCTATTTTACCTCCCTTAACCCTTCGCACGAGTCTTAATAGTAATCTCTGCATTACCGTTAGCATCAGTAACGCCAGTAGTCCACTCAATGTTAGGAACCTCTACGGTATTAGTGGTATCAGATTCAGCTTCAAAACCACCAACAACAGTATTTGCATAAGCTGCATTTGCCTTAATACGAACAAACACTGCTGTACCAGCCTTAGGAGCACCACGATTACACTTAACAGTGCAATTACCACGAGTCATAACATCACACAGAGAATCCTTCAAGAAATCGGGATTGCTCTGAGGATTGAAAGTGTTAGCCTGAACAACTTCACGAACAGCAACACCAGCGATCATGCCAGCAGTGGTAGAATCAGTTACAGAACTCCACTTGTTATCCTCAGTAAGAATAACAGCTTCACCAAACTTAATGTCTGCATTTGCTACACGAGCCTGAATAATTGCATCAGCGGAACGAGACTGAGTACCGGGATAACCGACACCCATCATAATACCAATAGTCTTTCCGGGCATATTTACTTTACCTCCTTATAGTGGGGATTGAACTTCTTTGCAATGTCCATTCCAAAATTGTAATCAGCATCGTTAGTGTTAACAGAAGAAACTTTCTTCATGCTATCAGCAGCATTCGTCTTAGCCATCTTCATAATATCGCCATACTGATTACCAGAATTGAGCTTCAAAGCTTCTGCAAAAGCATCAGCAAATTTCTTACGCTGTGCACTGTCCTTAATAGAAGCAACCATGGGCTTCACCTTGCGGAGCAATTCACGCTTTGCAGAGTCATTAATCTTCTCAGGATCAACAGTGTTCTCTTCTTCACTGTCTTCATCGTCAGTGTCAAGCTTCTCAAGAGCTTCCATAGACTCATCCTTGATAAGACCATACTTGCGCATGACCTTGACCATAGCGTCTTCAACTTTAGTTTCAAGACACTCTTCGTCCTTAACTTCCTCTTTCTCTTCTGTCTCTTCGTCACGAGTGAATTCCTCAGGATTAGGAGCTTCGTCACACAGAGCATCTTTAACTTCTTCAGTCATTTCAAGTGCATCCTGTGCAAGCTCCTCAGGGATTGCTTCATCAAGAGCCCTCATTTTCAACAGAAAACTCTTGATAGAATCCATTACCTTTCTGTTATCAGCCAATTTGGTTCATCCTCCTTAATAGTTTAGATTTTTAAGTGCTTTCTCTATCATCTTTAACTTTCTATATTCACTATTTATGACTTTCTTTTCATCATAAATCTTGACTTGATTACCAGCTCTTCCAGCTTGAACAAGTGCAACATGATTACCACGAATATTTCTTTGATAAATTTTACCATCTTCTTCAACATACTCACATTCATATCCACTTGAAATTTCTCTTTTGGCACCACTTCTAATTTCATTGATAACAATAGGGTCTCTGACAATAATATCAGCCATTAAGCAATTAGAGAAATCTCCTGTACCTCTTCGTACATTTCTTGTTTCACCTTTTGCATAAATGCTCCAATTATCCGCTCCAACATCAACAGAAGGATGAGTGTCAGTAAAAGCTTTACCTTCAAAAGACGCCATAGCAGTTTTATCAAATACTTGATCTTCTGTTCTGTAAACGTCAACTACACCGCTTCCGTCAAGTCCAACTTCTTCTCTCAAATATTTATAAGTTCCTGTTCTTGCAATCGGAACATTTGAACAAAGTAAACATCCATCACTTAACTCTGTAATATTGTCAGAAAGTCTTGAACCGTAGTAAGTTAATCCCAAATACACTTACCTCCTTTCTGAAAGTATATTATCTTACACTTTGTATTATACTACACAGAAAAAATCTTGTCAAGTATTTTGTGAACTTTTTACTTATAAATTTGACGATTGCAATAAATATTGTAGCCGTCAGTGAAAAACTCATAGACAATAGTCATACCGTTTGCAGGTGTGATTGTATCGCCAGAATACAGTGTAGTATTAGCAGGAAAAATGAGCTGGTTTTGCGTGTTAGCTCCGTTAGCTGCTACAATAGTGTAGTCAACGCCCTGTAGCATACACTCAAAATCCTCAATAGTAACATCTGATTTCTCAGCAGCTAAATTAACGTGCATATTTCTATGACCAGTTAAGTCTAAACCAGTAGGATCATTCAAAAGTTCAACAGTAACTTCTTCAAATCTTTCAACTTCAGTAGGATCAAAGCCACAATCTGCTCTCATGACATTTTGGCATATTCTCGCTCCTTACATGATCTGTTCAAACTCGCTTTTGTTCATCATGACAATTTGCCCATTATAGTACACTCTCGCAGGAAAGCGTATATCTTCAAGCTCAAGAACTGGCTCACTATAGCAGCGACAATTCCAGGTATTACCTGCATGGTAATGTCCTACGCTCTTTTCTCCTACAAGCTCTTCAGGAGCAGGTGGATTGTTCCAGTTAACAAGAACACCTTCCATGATTCTATGTGAAAGTCTCACTCTTGTACCATCAAGAGCAGTTCTCCAAATGTACCATCTTAATCCTAATTGCTCACATCTTGCTTTTGTAAGAGCAGACATTGTTTTAGCAGTCTCAGTTCTTGCTATCAATCTTGCGCTTGCTCTTGCATGTTGATCTGTTTTATCTTTAATTATTTTTTCAGTGCTTTCTGCTCTTGCACCTTTAAGAGCATTTTCGGAAATGTCACTTACTACTTTTTGAGCTACATCATTTGGTAATGTCTTGATTAACAAAACATTCTCCATCACTTGTTTCTGAATGATCTGACCTGTCCCTTGCTTCAATTCATCCATTAACAAACGATAGAGAAATTTACTCTTAGTAGCTTTCTTGGCTGCTTCTCTCCATGTTCTTTGATTTCCAACATCAAGAGGAAGCACCATTCTTTTCACAGCACTATTTATAAACTTTTCATATTGCATGGAGTTCTGGAAGTTATTCATAGAATCAATATACTTCTGTTGATCATTTCCAGAACTGTTAGCAATTTTCTTAAATATTTTGACAAGTTTTAACAAAGTATTTAGATACTCTTTTTCAACTGTCTTAATTCTTTTCCAATCTTTATAAGTCATAGCTTATACCTTTACAGCATAGATACTTCCTAACTAAAATATACTATACTCAGTAATATTGTTATAAGTACAATAATTGATAGCTTCACTTAAACTTTCCAAATTTAATTAGCATATTGTTCACCTGCTAATCCAACTTTTAAAAACAACAGTTCCTTCAATCATTGATTCAAATTCATTTTTACTTGTAACATCTGCACTAACAGAATATGTATTATCTTTTTTATTCCATTTTACTTTTATATTGCTTGCGTATCTTGATAAGCCTTTTATTACAATCTCTGACATATCATAATCTGAAAAATCATTATAAGCTTTAAAAACATAAGTCTTAGAATCGCATATTCTCAAAGCTTTATCCAAGGAAGTTTTTGCTTTATGCATTTTCTTTTCTTCCTTCCTTTTCTTTTGTCAATTCATCTGGATCAAGTTCATAAAGAATTTTCTGAAGCTCTCCAACATGGGCTTTCTCTTCATTAGCAATGTCTTTAATTACATCTGCAATCTCATAGTCATCAATATGAGAAACAAGAGATAAGTAACTATTGATAGCATCATTCTCTTCATTGATCTTTTCTCTGATTGCTATTGCAAGTCTAAACTTATCATACTTCTCATTGTATGATACTACTTCTATAGCTTTATCAAGAGCGTTCATATATTACACTCCTTAAAGTCCAAGCTTTCTCTTCACTTCATTTTCATCAGGAATCCAGTTAAACATTCCTGCTTCATACATTTCTTCTCCTGCTTGCTTAATAGTAATTTTACCAGACTTAATATCTTGCTTTAAGCTCTCTTTAATGTTAGGAATATCGCAACTCTTAATTGCTTTGTCAAGAGTATTGGAATCTTCAACATAAATCATGCCTTTCTTTTCTGCCCAACGCTTTGCTCCCTCTCTTGACTTCCAATTATTAGGAGCACTATAAAGAACTTGATTAGTTTCTTTGTTCTTTAGGCCATAATATTCTCCACTCTGACCTTTATTAATAACATAAGAAGTTACTTTCATTTTATATTCTGCGTCTTTCGTCTTAACAGAACCATCTACCATCATGCACATAATAGGATCATATTTCATTGTTTTGCACCTCACATACTTTCAAGTTTAGAAATTAACTGAGATATTGTATTCTTTACTTTATTTACTTCAAGATCATCAATCATTCCAAGCTGAGAATTTGCATTTTTAAGATTTCCAATTGCATTTCTAATATTTCTCATATCTGAACTGTCAACTTTATCACAACTTCTGATTGCTTTTCCTATCGTTTCCTTGAAGTCCATTTATATATACTCCTTAAATTCTACAGCCAAGCTGCATACAAACACGCTTCTTTTCTGCAAACTTCTTAAACTCAGGTGTATGTGCAAGTGCTTTCATTTCTGCAAGATTCTTTGCTTTTGAAGCAATCTTTTGATATTCTTCTTTTGCAAGCTTATATTCTGCAAGGGCTTTTTCTTTGTCGCTCTTCAAATCATCACAAACTTTAATTGCCTTGTCCATAGTCTTCTTAAAATTCATTACTTATTCCTCCTTTGATTTAAGTATATTATAACATAGGAAATATCGCATGTAAAGACTCAATATATCATTCTGTCTACTATTGTTGATAAACTATCAGATTCCTTGAACATATATCCTGAATTATAAATTCCTGCCAATTCATTCCAGAAAAGAGCATCCTTGTAAAGCTGTCTACTTTTCTCAAGAATATAAAGTTCAGTATTAAGTTGCTCAAGTTTAAATCGCAATAGCTTTGATTCCATATCTTCTTTGTAGAACATTTCATTATCTCCTTTACTTTAATCGTTCCAGTATAGTTGCTTATAATATACTCCTGCTTGTAGAGCTGCTTCATGATCTCCAGTAAACAAATCAATATGATAGCTTTTTGCTGCGCTTCCTGTATCTTCTGCTCTGTAATAATTTCCTTCATCATCCCAAAGAATCGTCCCTAATGGGATAATTGATTTATCAACAGCAATAGAATAATAAGGAGTAAGCTTGACTCCAAGACATCCAACAGCGTTCGAATCACTACCACTACTCCACTTTCCACAGCACTTAGAACATCCACAATAGCTTGTTACTGCAAAACTTGCAGTATGATCATACAAATCTTCTACTTCAAATCCCATTGCTTCAAGAGAAACGTATCCACTTGCTTCTGTGTCATCTCCTGGAAGACTTCCATCAACAGAAATAATTTTAACTGTCTGATCATTCTTAGCTTCTTTTTGCTCTTGCTGTTCTTTCAGTAAAGAAATCTCTGACAAGTGCATAAAGAAAATATACACTAAGATCAAAGCCCATACCATGATAGAAAAGCAAAAAGCATCTTTCCAAAAACTGTACTTTTCTTCTCTCTTGCCTTTGTAATTTTTCATTTCAAGTGCTCCTTTCATTTACTATATTGAGTATAACAAAAGAAATGCTATTTGTCAACTGTTTAGAGCTATTTTTTTATAAACAGCTTGTGTCCACGATAATCCAATCAGTATCTTTTTCATTTAGTTTTTTCTCTGCTATCTTTAGTGCTTTTTTATGACTGTCCGCAAAGACTTCAAGCACACCGTCTGTACCATCACTAAGCACATACTTTACAAACCACAAAGGCTTCTCTGTTTGCTCTATTGCGCTTTTAAGTATTCTTCTCTTCTTCAGCTTCATTTTCATTACTCCCATTTACAGCTTCATTTGCTGCATTCTCAAGTTCTGCTTCCTCTTGCTCTTTGTTCTGCTTTTCTTCTTCATCTTCTTTATCTGCTTGCTCAATCATTTCATCTGTAATATTACTAAACAAGTTAGTAACAGGAGTCTGCTGCTTGAGTTCTCTAAGCACTGTTCCCTTACCATAAATGCCAGCCTGGTAGCCATCATAAATAGGCTGTGCCATCTTCTGTGCAAGGTCAGCTTTCTCCATGTTAGAAGGTCTGCGAACAGGATTAAACACAATCTCAAGATCATCAGGAATCTTGCCTAATGCAGACATTGTAATAATTCTTATAAGTTTCTCAAGGGGACCTCTAACATAAGTCTCTTGCTTTTCTTGAATGGTATCATAATAGTTTTGAAGTGTTTCTTCTCCACTATTAAAGCCAGTAGGAGAACGTCCAAAAAGCTTATCAACAGGAATCTCAGCTGCACCAGAAATGTCTAACATAAAAGATTCATAAACATCATTGATACCAGTAAAAGAATACTGCTGAGTAGTAAAAGAATCATCCTTGTCAATAGCAAATGTGCCAGTATTGCACATCAAGCGATTCATACTTTGCATAGTCTGATACACCCTGTTTAGAGCATCTTGATCTCCAAGTGTAATTGCTTGACCAAGTCCTTCCATACTAAATACACGAATGTTAGCAAGAAAGATTAAGAAAGAAATATTTGCGCTTGTATCATCTCTCTTTTTAAGCTCTGTATAAACGTGCTCAAGCTCAGAGGCGCCCCAATAACTTTCAGCAATTTCTTCCCAATAAGGAAGTTTTCTACCAATCATCTTAATGACACGAGAATGATGAATCTTAATAGCTTTATTCATTGGAGCAGAAGTAACAATATAATATTCAGGCTGTCCGAACTCAGGATCACTAATATCTGTGACTACTTCAAGAGAAGGACTGACACCACACCAGCGGTCAACAGTAAAGCAACCTTTATAACTGTCTGGCATAATGGTGTCATAATCAAGAGGTTTAGACATATCTTCCTGATTCTCAATCATGGGGATAAGTAAGCATCCACCATATAAACGAGACCAGTTGAGACACTCCAAAAATCTATCTCTACTCTTTGTCTGAGTCCACACTTGCATTATCTTTGTTACTTTATCAGGATCAAGCTCACTATGAATTTCAAATCCATTTTTAATCATCTCATTTGCTGGCTTTTCAATAATAGCTTTTGCAATCCAGTTATCTCTAAACAAAATATTTAAAGTGTAGTAATCCCATGTAAATCTTTGCATTACATAACCGGCAGTTTGAACAAGATTATTTGCTCCTACTCCTAAGTTAGCTGCTGGATTACTATATGCGTCAAGTGCTTTTTTAACAGAAGTAACTTCAGCTTTTGAATCTAAGATGCCATTTGGAAAAGACTGCATCTTCTTACGTCTTCTTCCCACATTTTATCACTCCTTCTTCTTACGCTTCTTTATCTTTTTCATTTTATCATCTATTGTCATATATTTAAAATCTCTATTCGTTGCATCTTCAAGACTTACTACTAATCCAGTCCAGTTAGTAAATAAGATTCCATCAACAACAACAAATTCACAGTAGGGCATCCAAGGATCATTCTCAAGCTGTCTTCTGAAAGCTGTATAGTGATTACCGTACTTCTCACACTTATAATCAAAACGCTTTCCTTTGAACTCTTCTGGATAACACTCTACAAGCTTCACTAAGTTTTTACGCATCATTTTCTAAATACCTCATACTTACTTGTTGTAGTGTTTACTAAGTATCTCAAAGCATCACAGCAATGGTCGTTTGCTTTTACAGGCTCATCAATACCTCTTTCTGTTTTCTTCTCATTCCAAACATATAGTCCAAGCTCTGATACTAAGTGTTTGCAATTATCTTTATTTATCAAAATGTGGCCTGTAGCCAATAAGCTATAGACCATTCTTATTCCTTCTTCAACTTCATTTTTAGCTTTCATTACTGGTATTCCCTTTTGTCTCATTGCAGCAATTAAAGAACTTGCAGAAGGGTCAATTATTACTTGCTTATATTTCTTACCGTCAACAAAAGAAATAAAATCATATACATATTCTGTGTCTGCTTTCTGTTTCATCTTCTTTCTACCATCATAGTAATATTCTTTGTCAATATAAAAGTAAGGAACAGGGTCATCTTTCTTTCTGACTTTATACCCCTCTAAGTAGACCATTGGATTATATACTCCATAGTCACTTCCATAATAAGGACAGCCACCATTTACTAAGTCATTTTCTCTGATCTCTATTGGAACAACTTCATTTCTATTTGCATTACTGTAAGTGTTCTTCTCTTCTGTATAACAGTCATAAATAACACCATCAGCAAATGCCCACTCACCAAGTATAAAGCGCTTATAAAAAATACCAGAGAACATATTCTTATATCTCTCAATAATGTCATCACTTAATGAAAGATTATCTTCTATTCTGAAATGTATTCTGATATAGTTTCTTTCTTCATACTTCAAAACATGCTCAACATAAAACCAGTGGGAAGGCCCCTCTGGGTTACAGTTAAACCAGAACTTTGAGCCTTCCACACTGCATCTTCCTAATACTTGTTCTACAAATGATCTTGGCATTAGAGCTACTTCATCTAAGAATACTCCTGCAAGTGTAATACCTTGAACAAGGTCTTGACTTCTTTCATCTCTTCCACCAAATAGGAAGTAAGTATTTCTTTTTACGCCATTACTGACTACTAAATAGTTCTCTCCTTTTCTCTCATAAACATTATAACCTCTTGAATATAATACTTCTTTTAGAGGAGTAACTACATTTCGTCTCAAGCTTCCGATTGTCTTGCCACATATTGCAAATTGCTGATTATTGAATACAGACATACTCCAGAGTATAAATGAGAAGCTTCCGACAATTGTCTTTCCAGCTCTTATGGCACCCTCTGCAATGACTCCATCTGCATTTTTGAAAGGAGAATTAGGCATCCACCATGTTAGCAACTGTAACTGTTTTTTACTTAATCTATTCCACTTCACTCTATTTAGATATTCTCCTTTCTTTTTATTATTAACACTGCAATATAAAATTTCCCCATTGATCTGCCATTGCATCAGCTATTCCTGGAAGTAATTTACTTCTATTTATTTGTCTATCTTTTCCACCTTTAGAAAACCATGTATTAGATTGATGACAATTTACTTTAGGAACAACAACGTTTGTATGTTCTAACAAAGGAAATCCTTTAATCCAAAGTAATGTCTTTTTACTTGTTTCTTCTCCAAAATAATAAGGCTGAATCATTTGTGTATATTTTGGAAATTCATATATTTTTGATGGAACAGGATTTTCTACAGCTATTAAATCACAATTTGCTGCAAGAATAGAAAGAAGCAAAGCTTTACCACATAATCCTTTATAATAACGTTCTACATTTAAAATGTGATTTCTATATAAATGTTTTGCACCAGCATTAGTTGTATATGTACAAGGTGGAAAAGCTATGATTGCATCCCATCTTTTATTTATTTTTCTTTTTGTTCCATCTTGAGTAGCAAATTTACAAAAACCATTTAACAAAGGTAGAACATCTTGATTTATGTGCCATTCAGGATGATCACCACTTGTTTTTAAAATATCACAGCTATAAGCATTTATTCCTAATGCTCTAAGTCTAACTGTAAGTCTTTGTGATTCTTCACAAGCTACCAAAACGTGTTTTTTCATTTAATTCCGTCTTGTCATTCTGGATACTCTTAATACTGCAAGGAGAGATTTTGACATTTCTTCACCAAAATTTGCAATACAGCATCCATTATATTCTTCACTATATAATGCACAATCTTTTCCGCAATATTCTCTAAGTCCTGTAAATGGACAAAGCTTATTATTTTCTTCATTCATTTCATATTACCTTCTTTACTTTTCTTATTTCATATAGATCATAAATATTTGAATGAATAAGAGTTGCTACAGCTTTTCTTATAACTTCTTTCTGATCATTTGCTTTTACGCCAAACCAAGTAGTTGTATTTGTTCTTTTATTCCTTAGCTTTATTCTGTAAATCATTTTCTTTTACTTTTCTTCGTGTCCACTTTCTATTTGAAGGAAGTCCTCTACTTCTACGCCATTGAGAAATTGTACTATTTTCTACGCCAACAATTCTTGCAATCTGAGCATCATTGAGACCTCTACAAAGAAGCATACACCTTTTATTTTCTTTTACTTCAGACAGTCTGCCCATACACCCATATTTATTTCCTTTTTGGAATCCTTTAGGTGCATTAGGAGGAAATCCTCTTCTTTTTCTCCAATGCTGAATAGCATTCTTTTCAACATAAACTCTCTTTGCAACTTGAGCGTCACTCATTCCTTGATTATAAAGATCAAGTCTCTTTTTCTCTTCTTCTTCACTTAGATATTTCATTTTAGCACCTCAACAGAAATAATAACTAAATCATTTAGTATATCTTTTACTTTTCTTGTGTCGCTTTTTCTTATTATTTGCATTACATTATATTTTGCTGTATTTCTTGCTTCATAGAAATTATCTGCAAATATTTCTATTGTTTTAAATATGTCTCTTGCTTTATCATACACTATAATTTTATAGTGCTTCATTCTTAACAGAATAGAAAATAATACTTAAAACTTTGAGTTTGTAGGAGTAAGTCCATGAGCATCTTTATATTTAGATTCATAGATACAGCTTCTAATACTTCTCTCAAGAGTTCTCCAGCTTACATTGTACATCTCTGCAACTTCTACATACAGTTCTTTACAAACTCTAACATCAGATGGAAAAAACATTATTTTCAAACATATACTCAATGCAGCTTACGATATAAACAAAACCTTTGAGATATGGATTAAGATTATTTCTAATCAAAATGTTTTCAATCTTCTCTTTCATTTTATTTTCTCCTTATTTTTTTATTTACCAACAACTTCACAAGAACGACACAAAATATTGTTTCTTGCTAAATGATGGTTCTCCATTGCTTTCTTCTTTGCAATCTTGATAGCCTGAGCTTCATCAATGGTACTAACAAGAACTCGATAATAATTACCGCTGCGAGTATCTTCTAATGTTACTTCATATCTATTAACACTCATTTTCTTTATCCTTTTCTTCAAAACATTCTTCAATCAAATCAAAATAAAGCTTCTTCAGATGATTATTGATATATCTTCTATCAATATCTTTCTTTGGAAATAGCTGATTGATTGTAAAAACAAATTCATGCACTCTATTCTCTTTACTGACTGTTACTGTGATTGCATTAAGATCATTATTTATAGATACCTTATGCGAAAGCCAGCACAGTCTTGAAAGCTCTTTTGCTCTGCGTCTGATATATTCATATCTATTGTACATTGCTTCTTACCTTTCATTTTACCTTATCTTTATTGCCTCTGAGTCTTTCAGCAGCAGCTTGTCTTTGCTCTTCAGTAAAGTTTCTCTTTACTTTTGGCTTAGGAAACTTGAACCATGCTTTAGGACATTTTACAGTCATACAGTCTTCACAGTCTTGCAAAACTTTTACTTTCTTAGGATACTTTTCTTTAAGCTCTTTCAGTCTGCGAATATACTTCTTTTCACAAGTATAAACGATCATAAAGTTTTCATCTGCCATGAAGTCAATACTAGTTTCTCTTTCACTTGCCATTTTTATAATCTCCTTTAATCTATTACTTCATTGATAACAGTTGCAACTAAATATTTCTTCATATCAAGTGCCATTTGCTTTCTATTTGCTACTTTATCAATAGCATCATATTTAGCATCAACGTCATTCTTTGAATTTACATTTACAATATATGTCACATTATTTGCAACATCTAAAATAGTTACTTGATATTTCATTGCTCTTCACCCTTTAAAAATGTATTCAATCTGTTCTCAACAGAAGTAAATACTTTTTCTAAAGACTGTTTATTGATCTCACTCTTTTTAAGCTTATACTCAAAAGTTTCTTCTTTTGTACAGATTATTAGTATATAAAGATTAAAAATATTCAAGATTCTATATCTGAAGTCAAAACTTTTCTTTAGCTCACAGATACGTTTATCAAGAATATTTTTAATCTCTTCAAGCTCAATAGTCTTTACATCATTCATTTCTCTGAGACTGTCTGCGGAACTCTCTACACTGTTTACACCGCTTAGGCAATGCAAGGCCACGGCTAACAAAATAGTCCTTTTCTCTTGCACTCACAGTAAAAGTTTTACCACAGTCTTTGCATTCAATCTCAACTGTATCAGTCTTATCTACACGGCACTTAGGGCAACGCTTCGGCATTTCATATCCATGACTGCGATAAAACTTGATCTCAGTAGGAACCATAAGAAACTTCTCGTGACACTTAATGCACTCAATCTCCATAGGCTCAATCACTTCATGAGTCTTTCCTGCTTCTGCATTAGGCTCAGAAGTCTCTTCAATCTCATCATCAAAATCAAACTTGTTTTCCTGACTCATAGTCTTTTCTTTCTCCTTCATTTCAACATAGCACTTGATATCATGAATAATTTCATCTTGATACTGAGTAACAAAGATTTTTCCATCATTCATCTTTGCAATCCAAGTTTGTGCATCTTCTTCAAAGTAAAAATCTGCTACTTGCTTTCTGTACTTTGCAAGCAGAATACGCATATATCTACCTTTAGACAAATACTTTTTCATTTCTGTTTTTCCTTTCTTTTTAAACAAGCTTTTTGATCTCTACTGTTTCGCCATTTTTCATTTTGTGGAAATAAAAATACCCTTCGTACTTAATAAGACGAATTGTATAAATTCCTCTGTTTGTTTCAAAACTGTTCTGTTTGTAAATCTTGCCATATCTAAGCAACTCTTTGCTTCCAACTTTATTTTCCATCTAACTTTCTCCTTTCAAATTCTTTACTTTAGTATAACACAAAAGTATTGATATGTCAAGTGTTTTCAGTGTCCCAAATAGCTTCGACAGAATCTTTTATTGCTTCCATAAAGCCATCGTCCTCTTTTTGAGGTGCTGCAAGCTCAGAAGTTTTCTTTCTAAACTCAAAGTCTTGCTCCATAAGTTCGACCCTGCGTCTTTCAAGTTTTTGCTTGAAATCTTCAGGCATATCTTGAACGTAACGAGAGAGATTGTCAAGAGCCTTTAGTTTATCCCAAAGCTCAATGCTGACGCCATCCTTGCCAGATTTTATAGACTTAACAAGCTGTCCATCAATCTGATTTGCAGGCTTCAGTCTGATACTATAAGGACTGATCTCAACAAAATCAGAAATATCAGAAAAAGCAATTCTTATCCAAGCGTCCATAACGTCATAAGCTGAAATAAGATGAGCATTTGTTACTCTTGCTTTCAGCCAGCAGATATAACGCTGAATATCTTCACTTCTGAAGAATCTGTAAGAAAATGCTGGAGTGCATCTATCATATCCTGCTTTTTGTAAAGCAAGAGTCTTATTATGCCCTTCAACATAATACTCACAGAATCTTTGCTGCTTTTCTGTTAGGCCTTCGATAGCTTCACTCTTTTTCATTTTTAGAAGCTCTTCATTAGAATAGCTATCATAGTCTATTTGTATGCTTTTCATCTGCTAAGTTCCACCTTTATCTTTAATCATTTTTTCATAAAAGTTCTTTGAAACCTTAGCTTTTTCTTTTGTTCTATACAGGAAATTCTTCAGATTACATCTTGCACAGTTATACTCTTCATTGATGAAGAAAGAATGGTGATATTCTTTGCACATAGCACAGTATTTAGCAAGATCACTATTTAGATCAATATTTGTGTAAAGAGTAAAGATAAATCTATTTTCTGATTCTTTATCTCTTTCAATTTTTACACTTACATTTGAAAAGTTCTTTTTAGAAGCTACATACTTTGCCATTCTTTTACATCCTTTTAAGTATGCTTCTTTGTCTGTTTCAGAAGTCACTATAAAACTGCATATTTTATTACTTAGTAACATAATAAACCTCTACTTGATGCGTGTAGCATTCAAGTTTCTTTTAATAGCGTTTTTAGCTGCTCTATCTACAAGCTCATTATATTCGTTACCAGAATGACCTTTAACTTTAACAAAAGAAATCTCTACATTTAGCTCACTGAGTAATTTATAGAGACATTGCCAAAGTGCTTTGTTTTTGATCTCTTCACCTTGCTTTGAAAGCCAGTTATATTTTGCCCAAGTATAAAGCCAACCTTGATTTATAGGATTTATACAATAAGCACTATCACTGAAAAGCTTTACTTTATCAAGGTGTTTTTCATACACTACATTCTTACTTAAATAATTGAGTGCTCTTACAATAGCATATAGTTCCATTTCATTGTTAGTAGACTTTGCTTTATATCCAGAGAATCTAATAGGCTCTTGATTTGGAACTAAGATAACAAAAGCATACCCTCCAGGTCCTGGATTTCTTGAACAAGCTCCATCTGTATAAACTTGTATTTCCATTATTTCACCTTTAGTTTTCTATTCTTGAGTATAGCACGAACAAACAAAATATATTTGCAAAGCATCTCATAATAAGATACACAAATAAAAGTGCTATATGTTCCAGATTCTACTTCAAGACTTACAAACAAAACATTATTGCTTTGCTCAAATCTTTTGATAGGAATATCATACTTTTTGCAAATCTTTTTACAGAACTTCTCAAGCTCTTTTGCAGTAGGCTTCTCTTCAATCTTCATCGCTTTCATTGTACTTTTAACAAGAGAAATTCTATTTTTCTTTTTACTACAGTCAAGATTCTTGATCTCGTATATTTCCATACTTTTTACCTATATAGTGGGAGTGCCGGGACTTATGCACTTATTCAGTGCTTCCCGGCAATATATCTTATCTACCCACTAATCATTTTTAATCATTTGGTATTATGGTATTATTCAGTTGTTACAGGGAGGAAAGAGGTTTTATATTTGTTAATTAGTCATCGTCAAAATCAAAATCATCATCATCATCATCATCATCATCTTCCTCAACCTTCTTGGAAGACTTCTTAGAAGACTTCTTAGACTTCTTTACAGGCTTTTCGTCCTCGTCATCATCTTCATCCTCGTCTTCATCATCGTCATCAGACTTGGACTTCTTAGCAGACTTCTTTACATTCTTTGCAGCACGGCCACGCTTCTTAGCAGGCTTCTCTTCCTCTTCATCGTCCTCATCTTCGTCTTCGTCATCATCGTCATCTTCTTCAACAACAGTCTTCTTTGCAGACTTCTTAGTGGGCTTCACTTCAGACTTCTCTTCATCGTCATCTTCATCAGACTCGCCCTCATCAATTCCCAACACAGAACGGAGATAAGCGTTCATCTTACGAGCGGTAAACTCACCAAGAGCCTTCAGAATGTCAAGAGAAGCTTCATTCAGCTTAGTGCAAGTCATACCAAAGACAGGAAAACGCTTGAAAATATCAGTGATAGCTTCAAAATCCTTGCCTTCCATGATGATCTTGGCTGCTTCATAAGCAGCGTAATTCTTAGCGGTTCTGTTTCGTGCCATTTTGTTTTTCTCCTTTTTGTTAATAAAAATATTTTAATATACTCTTTCTAAGAGTATTGAACTAATTAGTTTGGCGTATCAATCAGATACTTTACACTTCAACAAAATAGTTGCTTCATCTACCATGAGTCTTTCAAAGTTGCCAACAAAACAATCATTGATATTACTCTTAAATTCTACTTTACAATTCAAGTTCTTATCTACTGTAACTTTATAGACAGAGAACTTTCCAAGCTTTACTTTATCAGTGTCATTTACTACTGCTAAGATTGTAAGCTCTTTGCCAATAGCAGTTACAAACTGTAAAGCATTTCCGATCTCGTTTTCTCTAAAAGACATTTTAAACTTAATGTCAAAATTTCCTTTTGACGTTTGTCCTTCAAAGAATCCAAGTGCTTGAATTACTTCTTTTTCTGCCAACGGCTTTCTAACTCCTTTCTATAAGAATTTATCGCCCTTGACGATGACTTGACATTTCTCTTTCTTACATCAACTTCTTCATTTACTTTCACCACACTTTCTTTTTTACTACCAGTTTCAATTACGTCTTTCAAATCACAGATATTGCTTACTTCTATCACAGCATAAATTTTATCAACTTTTAGAAACTGAACTAAAAACAAAGGAATCTTATGATCTACTTCAGCATGAAACTCAAGCTTCTTTAAGTCTAACAAATCAAGTTTATAACTGCTGCTGTCTGTGCTTTTAAGCTGTACTAAAGCAAGCTCATTCTCGCCATCTTCTTTAGCTGCAAAGCCATTTCCTGAGCCAGGAATCTGAGTAAATCCAAGAGCTTCTAAAGTTTCTTTCTCGTTTCTGTAATAAAACTTTCCTGTTCTTTTCATCTTTGCAGCTTATCAACAAAATCAAATTTACTTGCAAGATTGTAGAGTGCTAACCACTTAGCGTTCCAGAACTTAAAATCATCAGATTCCCTACCAAAAAGATTTTCAGACTCAAGCATATAATCATGATAAATAGATTCATACTTAACGATCTCGTTCACCAAATTCTCAAGAGTAAGCTCCATTTCTTTTACCATCCTTTTAAAATTTTGTTTTTGCTTGCTACGCTATAAGTATAGCACTTTTAGTTCAGTATGTCAAGCATTTTCTTGAAAAAAGTAATATTTTTCAAGGGAAATTTGCTCAAGTTCAAGTCGATCTGCTCTTGTTAAAAACTTCTGACGCTCTATAATCTTCAGTGCTTGTACTGCTTGCTCTTCGCTTGCAATACGCCCAACAAAAGAAAATAGAACGTCAAAGCTAAATTCTTTTCTCATTTGGTCTTCTCTATAACGCATTTATACAAAAGACTGTAAGTTCCAGCATAGGAATGAAGTCCAGCGAGATTAGAAACATGAGTAACTTCTACTGCATATTTCTCTTTCACGATCTTTGCAGCTTCATCAATATCTTCTGCAATAATTTCAGCAATAACATTTTGAGGCTGAAACATATCAACTCTTTCTCTAAGCTGGTAAATAGCTTTCATTTTCAAAATCTCCTTTCAAAATCGCTTTAATCATCTTTGTCTTTCTTACAAGCAAAGTATAACATAAAATTGCTTATTTGTCAACAGAAACATCTTTATTTTTAATGTTTTTATATTCTTCCATTAGATCAACAATCTCAATGCAGCGTTTATTACATCTTTTCATTAAATAGATTCTCTTTTTGTAATAAACGAGTCTAACAGAAAAATATAAATCTTTTACTTTAAAAGAATCATAATGAATAGAAGTGCCATTATTTGCGAGTTCGTCTCTTAGCTTACAAAACTGAGCATTACTATTTTTCTTTTCTTCAGTATCAACAAGAGAATAATATAACATAAATATCTTATCTTCCTTCCTTATCTTCTTTATCTTGATCCTTGGTAATTTATCTTTTGTTAACCTCTTAATATATTCGAGCTAAAGCTCAATACGAGCTAAAGCTCATTCGCGCTTTCTGCGCAAATCTGAACCGTACATATACTGTATACGCTCAATTTTTTTTCTTGTCAAGAGGGCAAGCAGCATTTTTGTATGAATGCACAAACTTTCAGAAATATTTTTGTCGATCTTTTTCTATTCTTCTATCTTGACTTGATAAGGAGGCTTCTGAAACAGATACAGACTCATGCAAATAGCATCTGCCATATCATCATCCAGTGAAGTATTTCCAGTTCTGAATGACTTTATTTTCATTTTATCTTCAAAGCCAAGAGAAATAGCTTTTCTTACTGAGCCAAACTTCTGAGGATTCTTTACACCTGGAACTGCATCAAATATAAGCTTAGAAGTACCAAGAACAGAAGATTTCCATGATTTTGTTGTAACACTATATGTTTTAATTCCTCTGTAATAAGCAGTGTCAACAATGCAAGCAATCAATGAAGCATGAGCTTTTAGTACATCAGGTCTGAACCCTGTAAATGGATTGCTTCCTTTCGCTGTAGTCTCTATTGATTCCTGACTGCCAGTAAACGTTCTGATGCGCTCCACGAGTACACATACTTGAGATGGATCAAAGTGCTTTAGACAAGAGGAAATTGCTTTATTTAGCATATCCTGTACTGCTGCTCTTTTCATAGTCTTGCTCTTGATATTTACAAGCTTTACTGAAGTAGCTTTCTTTACCTGACCTCTGACACAAATAGCAAGACCTGTACGAGTATATGACTGATCTATTGCAATCACACACGGTACAGGTCTAAAACTATTTCTGGCAGAGCCGGTGCCTTTCCGACCCTGTGCCATTTTTGTATTACTCCTTTTTCATAAATTCTTTAGGCAGCTTGATTCTTCCCATACCACAGCAGAAACATGCATCATGCATATTGCATTTCTCTGCTCTCTTGCATTTGCTGCTATCGCAGTTGCGTTCAGGAAGCTCTCCTGTCTGAATAAATATCTTCTTTAGTCTCTGAATCTCTTTAAGACGATCAACATAAGGCTTTACTTTTTCTTTATCATACTTTACAGGTACTACTCTAAAGTTCTGATCATTCTTACTGTCCATAAGAACAAAGCCTTTACGATGGGGGATACCAGTATATTTAGTAAGTGCCCAACAATAGAAATTGATTTGCTTTTCTCCAGAAGGATGTCCTTTTTGCTTATTAAAGATAAATGTATTAACTGACTTTACATCACAGATTACTTCATCGCCAAATAGGTCAAGTAGAGCATCAATAGTAAAGTTTAGATCATACTGAGGAAGAAATAGCGTTCTCTCTATTGCTACATCAATGCCAGCTTTTCTAAACAAAGAGTACCATTTCTCATGCATTGCATTGCCTTGAGCAAAGACTCTCAGAGTAGGAATAGGAAGCAGCTCTCCTTGATTCATCTTAAAGAACAGAGACAAGACTTGCTCTCTATAGCAAAATTCATTTTCAGAAGCAATGATAGCAGAAGCATGAAGACCATATCTTTCATTTGTCTGAGTAGCTTCAACAAAGAGTTTATTTAGTCTATTCTCTACAATCATTGCCCAAGCTTCTTTACCAGTAGCAGTTCTTGACTTTATAAGATCATCTTTAAAGCTCATTCTCACCTTTCCTTTCTCTTAGACCTTCTTTAATCCATTCAATATACATTAGAGCATCTACAAGCTCTTCTTCAAGATACTGAAGACGCTTTTCTATATTCCAGATATTGCCTTCAAGCCCCTGTCCGTATGTATCAATGCCTTTCTGTCTTTGCTTATCAGAAATAATACATGCATTCTCCCAATATGGATTAGACTTCACTCTTTTTAACAATTCATTCTCTTTTCTGATATAAGAACAGCAATCTTTATTTTCATATTCAGGCTCAGTCTTGCAGTATTCATCCTTGTACATTTCTGTACACTGATCATAAAACTTACACGCCATACATTTTCTTCCTTTCTTTCATAAGCTCAAGACGCAAAGGTTTAATATCATCAAATGAAATAAACCCACGATCAAACAAGAAAGGAAGTTCTGCTTCGCCATAAGGATTAGCAGTCTTATTTTTTACTGCTTTTACTTTCATGATAAGTCCAACTTTTTCATTTGCGCTGCTTACTTTAGGATTCTTATTAGGAATCTCAATCCATGCTCTTCTTGCTACTTTGATACGAATAGAAGAATAAAATTTGATAGCTCTTCCACCAGGTGTATCGTCTTTATCTCCAAACATGACTGCATCCATTTTGGCTCTTACCTGGTTAACAAGAATAAGAGTAGTACCAGTCTCTTCAATAATTCTCTCAATAATAGGAAGTGTCTTAGAGAAAAGTCTTGCAGTGCCACCCATTCTAAGCTCATTATCTGCACTCTTTTCAATCTTGTCTACATCTTCTTTAGGCATACAAGCAGGAACAGAGTCAATAGCAATGATAGGAACTCCTGCTTTTGCAAATCGAATGACTGCATTAAGAGCTTCTTCACCATACTGAGCACGATATACAATCATTTGTTTATCCTGTACGCCAATAGCTTTTGCTCTGTCTGCATCATAAGCTCCTTCTACAGGGATATAAACTCCAAGCTTATGAAGAGACATAAGCCAGTAAACAAGAGAAGTTTTACCAGAAGACTCAGGGCCAAAGATTTCTACGATTCTTCCCTTTGGCATACCTCCACCAAGAATCATATCAAAGTTATCAATAGAAGTAGACCAGCGAGGAATAGAAAGAACTTTAGAGGAGCCGGACATTACTATTGACCCATCTCCAGACTTTTTCTGAATATCTTTACAGATATCCATGATCATTTTTTTATCCATACTATTTTACCCCTTGGCATAAAGTTTTACATTGTACTCTCGTACTTTCTTTAAATACTTTTTCTCATCAAACTCCAAAGCACCAGCTTTCTCAAGAGCATTATATACTTTGATATTTGCTATACGCTTTGGCATTCTCATTTTGAAATCAACATAAGACTCAAAATCCCCACTCTCAAATCTTTCTTTCTCAATAGCACAAGCTACTTTATTACCAATGCCATCAATATTAGAAAGACCTTCCTGCAAGCAAGTATCGCCATAACGATTACTAACAGAAAAGAAAGCTGTACCATTAACATGAGGAGTAAGTATAACACTTCCTTGCTTTACTGCAAGTCTACGATACTTAGGAAAGTTCTCTTTATTTGCATACTTGAGCTTTACGAGCCAGAAGTATTCAGGATAGTTGATCTTATACCACATAAGGTAACAAGCAATGATACTGTAGCCATAAGCGTGACCAGCATTGAAAGAATAAGTAGCCATATCAGAAAACATTTCCTCTGCTTCAGACTTCTTTATCTTTGCAGACTTACAACCAGAAATAAAGCTATCATGCAAATCTTTTTCTACTTCACCTTCACCGCTTAACAAACGATTTCTGCTATCTTGATCTTTAACAAGCTTCATCATCTTATCTGCTTGATCTGCTGTCATACCTGCAATTTCTTTACAGATACGCATGATTTGCTCCTGATAGACAACAGTACCATAAGTGTCTTTTGTCTGTTTATAGAAAATGCTCTTTTTAGCTTCATCTATATTTTGCTTATTCTCTGCATACTTTTGAGGAGTGCCAAGAGAAAGAGGCCCAGGTCTGTTCATTGCATTAGCTGCACATACATCATTAAAGCAGTCACATTCGATAGCATCAAAGATATTTCTTACAGTAGGAGACTCAAACTGGAAAATACCATCTGTATCACCTACTCTGAATCTCTCAAATATCTCTGAGTCTTCATAAATGTCATCTGGTGTAAGAACTTTGCCTGTATATTTCTCAAGCTCCTTAATCTCGCTCATAGTCTTTAGACCAAGAAAGTCAAACTTGAGAATTCCAAGTGTTTCAAGGTCTTCAAGATCATACGCACAAGAGTAAAGTCCACCACGCTTTTCTATAGCACAGAAATTTACTATATTGCTTCCTGCAATAGCTACACCTGCTGCATGAGTACCAATAAAGCGAACTTTACGATAAAGCTTTGAGAAGTGCTTGATGATATTATCATACTCTGAATTGAACACTTTACATTTATTTGAGTCTTTAATATTACTATAGCAGAATTTCTCTGCTTGGTCAATATTACTCTTGATATATTCTTTGATGCGTTTCTGCTCTTCTTTACTTTCTACGTCACAAACCTTGAAAAGATCATTCAGAGCATTATCTACTTTGTATAGTCCATAAGAACATACCTGAGCAGCTTTTCCTTTGTATTTGTTGATAACATAAGAAATAACTTCATCCCGTCTATCTGTCTCAAAGTCTTCATCAACATCAGGATATTTCTTTTTACCACTTCTTAGAAATCTTTCAAATACAAGACCATGCTTTAAACTGTCTACGTCTGTAATACCAAGAGCATAAGCAATGACACTATTACAAACAGAACCACGCCCAGGTCCTACTTTAATGCCATTGTCTTTTGCCCACTTGATATAATCTTGCACAACTAAGAAGTAATCAGCAAAATCATTCTCTTTGATTACACTGAACTCTTTTGCTACTCTCTTCTTATATTCCACTGTAGTAATATCACGCTTTTTCATGCCAGAAATGATTCTCTTTTTAAGTAAAGCTTCCGGATCATCAACACCATACTGAAGCTTTGTATACTTAATTTCTGAGATAATGTCATCATCTACTTTACTTTCTATTTCCTCTAAGTTTTTAATCATCTTTTTAGCATATCGTGTAGCTTTCTCTTCTGTACTAAATAGATTACTGTGCATCTTAACAAAGCGATTGATTAGCTCTTTTTCAGTAGGCATATATCGTTCACCATAGGTAGAGTCAATATCAATCTTATCATGCTTTGCTATCTCGTGCATTTTCTTGTAGGTATCAAAATCTTCTTTCTTACCATAATGAGAGTCAGAAGTAAGAATACATTTTACATCATACTTCTTAGCATACTGCATCAGCTTTTTATTTACTTTCTCTTGAAGTCCTTTTTCTGAAATAGTGTATGGCTGAATTTCAACATAGAAATCATCTTCAAACCAGTTAGTAAACTTCTCAAAGAACTCTTCTACTTTATCTGCTTCTTTCTTCACGATAGCTTGAGAAGCATAGCCAGCAATACAAGCAGAAGTACAAACAATTCCTTCATGATACTTCTGCAAAAGATCATCTGTAACTTTTGCTTTATAGTAAAAATACTTTTTATTTGCTACTGTAAGAATCTTGTTAATGTTTCTGTATCCAGTATAGTTTTTAGCAAACAAACATAAATGATAGCTTTCTTTGTCTTGTGTAAACTCTGGCTGATAGTAACACTCTACGCCAAGAATAGGCTTTATTCCTTCTTCTTTACACGCTTGATAATGCTTAATCCAGCCAGACACAGTACCATGCTCAGACATTCCAAGAGAAGTATAACCAATCTCTTTAGCTGTCTTTGCAAGGTCTTGAGCGTTTCCAAAGCCGTCAAACAAAGAAAACTCTGAGTGTCTATGCAAATCAACCATTCTCTTTTAATACCTTTCTAATTCTATCTTTTGCTATCTTATAATATTCATCATCAATTTCTATACCAATAAATCTTCTTCCTGTGTTTACGCAAGCTACACCAGTAGACCCACTTCCCATAAACGGGCCAAAAATAATATCAAACTCATCACTACTGTTCAAAATGCACCTTTCAAGCAAATCAACAGGCTTTTGTGTAGGGTGTAGTTTATTCAAAGTTTTATTAAACTCCCAAATATCAGATAATCTTTTCAAATTAAATTCTTTTCTTCCCTTCATTCCATAAATAATCATCTCATATTGAGGAGCATATTGCGCTTTCAAATCTCCACTACCATGATTATTCTTTTTCCAAATAATAATATTTTTCAATGTAAAATACTTCTTAAAATATTTAATAAATTTATCAACATTGTGATACGAGCAAAAACAATATATTGCAGAATTATTTTTTAATACACGATACGATTCTTCAAAAAAATCTTTTAAAAAATATAAACTATCATCATTTTTTATTTTTTTATATTTTACTTTTCTACGACCGCTTACATAATTCATGTTATATGGTGGATCACACAAAACCATATCAACACTTTTATCTGGAATGTTTTTCATTACTTCAAGGCAATCACCATGACGTAGCACAATGCGTTTATCCATTCTCTTTTATCCACCTTTTCTCAAGTGCTTTTAGCAAATAGTCTTTTGCAAAGTCATCATAGTCAATGTCATACTTCTTGCACCACTGTCTAAGCTGCTTTGGAGACATTAACTGAAAATTAGGCACTTTCTTTTCACTAAGCTTGCCTTTTAGTTCAAGCTCATTCTTTTCATCGCCAAGCATCTGAAACAGACAGAGTGCATTTTTCATACACATCTGCGACTGTCTACGATACTCAGAGATTTCTTTATCTCCTGTTTTTACTTGCTGCACAATCTGCTGTAGATATTTTACATTCTGAATATAGCTTTGAAAAGTAGAGAGAAAGAAAGCATTTTCAAACAGCCCTACTTCCAAAGCTTGTTCTCTTACATTTTCAAGAGCTTCTTTATAGTTATACTTCATATCACTTTACCTTCTTATAAAACAAAATAAACGGCTCACCATCATGATCTTTAGTACCAGAACGCTTACCAATTCCAGATCCACCAATCTTGAACTGATTCACTCTGTATGCTTTAATCTTATATTCTCTTGAAAGATATTCAATAATGTCATCAGAAATAGTATAGTGTTTATCTCCGACATTCAGTAAGCAAGGCGCATTATCTTTCAAAGCTGCAACAATCTTGTCAAGCATAACATAAAGGAAGTTATCTCTCCAAGATTCATACTGACCATACATCTTGAAAGAAGACTTCTTTCCGTCATAGTGTTCAGTATTGAAATAGGGAGGAGAAGTAAAACAGAAATCAAAATAGTTCTCAGGAACGTCAGTATTCTCAAAGCAAGTATTACTAAGCTTTACTGAGTCTTCCTGTCTCAAGAACTCTCTCAACTTCTTCAATCCCTTAAATGTTTTTACAGCAGGATCAACACCAAAATACTTTGCATTAGAAAACATACAAGATGCAAAGCCAATCATTCTGCCACCCCATCCTGCACAAGGATCAAGAATCTTAGAATCATCGTTGCAGTACATCTTATAAATGTCTCTTGCAAGATAAGGCTGAAACTCATTTACATACTGATAGCCACCAGAGCCAATTCCAAAGAACTTATAGTACTGAGTAGCAACAGGGATTTTGTTCTGAACATCTGCAATATATCTTGAAAGCTCTCTTGCATACGTCTTGTCATTATTGATTGCATAGAAGATACTTTTATTCTTAATAGTCTCTGTGTCAAGTCTATGAGGATTGAATAACAAAGAAATATTATATCCCTCATTGAATCCCTGACACAATCTATTAAACTGATACATTGCGCTTGGAACATCAATAATCTCTGCTACGAGGTCTTCTACTGTATCATAGTGCTTGAAGTCTTTTACCATCTGCTTTTTGATTTCTTCTTGTGTAAAGAACTGATTCTCAAACTTCTTATCTTTCTTTACGCTCTGATACTCAAGGTCACCAAAATCTACATGAATAAAATCCAAGTCAATATCTGTATCTTTAATACTTTCTATCTCTTGCTGAAGAGCTTTCATATCAAAGCCAGTATCCATGTTAAGCTTATTATGAGCAATGATATAAGCTTTCTTCTGAGCTTTTGTTAGACCATCAAGAACAATACAAGGAACTTTCTTCTTTCTCATCTGCTTAGAAGCAAGATAACGTCCATGGCCTTCAATAATGATACCATTTTCATCTACTGCAATAGGATCATTAAAACCAAACTTCTCAATACTCTTGATGATTCTGTCAATCTGCCACTGTGGGTGCTGCTTTACATTGTTTTTATATGGCTTAATATCTTTTATTGGTAGATACTCTATTTTAAGCTCACTCACTATTTGCACATCCTTTCATGAAAACAGAAGTAGGCGTGAAAGACACAACTCTCACGCCACTCTGCTTACTTCTTTAAATATTTATCTGTATCAGCCATATTGTATCTTTGTCTATTGATATTTATTTTTTCATCAACAGCATTGGCAATATCAAATGCAGTAACATCAGAATAAATACATACGTTTAACAGAAAAATAAAACAGTCAGCAATTTCAGCTATCTTTTCGTCTCTGTCAAAGTAAGTATTTCTTCCATTGCTCTTCCATCTTTGATCTGCTTGAAGGACTTCACCAGCTTCACCAATGAGACCAAGAATACTCTTAGACATTTCTTCTGGATCATCTACATATCCTTCAAACTTATCTTTCTTAATAAGCTGCTGAAATTCAAGTTGCTTTTGAAATAGTTCACTTAAAGCTGGAACTTGATTACTCATCGTCTTCATCGTCTTCCATCAAATCATTGTATAGGTCTTCAATGTCATCTTCCTCAAAGTTGTCAAAAATCTCTTCTACAAGCTCATCTTCATCATCAATGTTCTTTAGCTCTTTCTTTGTCATACCAAGTTCAAGAGCAATAGACTTCAAATCAGAGAAATCAAGCTCAGACACTTTGCTGCGCAAGCTCTTCTTTTGCTTATTCTTTTTCTTAGTAGACTTCTTGGGCTTCTCGTCCTCTTCCTCGTCATCGTCCTCATCTTCATCAGAGCTGGAAGAATAAGCCTTTGCGATAATGCTCTTAATCTTATCTTCAGAGTAAGCTTTTGCTTTCTTACTCTTGAACACACTCTTATCAAGAGGAGTAATAACAAAAGAACCAGTAGTGCCCTTGCCAACTTTCTTAATCTTATAGTCTCTGTCAAGAATAGTGCCATACTCTTCATACATCTCAATCAGAGAGGGGATGGGAGAAATACCAGTTGCTTTCTGGAAAATGATCTTAGTACCATTGTTATCATAATCCCAAACAGACCAAGCATACCATTCCTGAATATTGACTCCTTCACGGCAATACTGACAGTCTTCATGATCTTCAGGATCCGAACAAGGAGCAAAAATGCCAGCACCTTCATTGGAATACTGGTTGTGCATCTCAAGCACCATGCCTGCATCAAGCTCAGTCAGAAAACGAACACGATGAACAGAATCAGGAGCAAAGTACATAATCTCTTTCTTATTTGCACCACTGTTTTTAATACTGTCTTTCATTTCTGCAATAAGATTTTTTGCCATACTGTTTACATCCTTTCAAAAAAATGTTTTAGTGCAATATATCTTGTACATACATAGTATACTACTTTTGCTTTTGTTTGTCAAGTATTGATTTAATCTGTTTAATTACTATCTCTGCTTGTTTTGAATGACTTTTTAGGTCGCCCATATCTTTTATTCCTTTTGGATATCTGACACGCTCAACAAAGAAATTATATTTACTTGAAACTGATTTTAGGTATCTGTATCCTTTTCTTCCTGCTTCATCATTATCAAGCGCACATATTACAGTTTTTATTCCTGCTTTCTTTAGCTTCTGTAAATGTACTTCTGAAGCTTTCCAACCAAGAAATGCTACTACATTCTTTATGCCAATCTGATTTGCTTTCACTAAGTCAAGATACCCTTCTACGCATACAACAGTATCAGTATGCTTATATTTCCCACATAGAACATCTTTTCTATGAAAGCCACGATTGTACATATATTTTCTTTGGTCTTCTACCTCTAGATCAAATGTGCGCATTACATAGCCACGAAACACTCCATTTTCAAGCAAAGGAAAGATTATTGGATAGTATCTATTTAAGCTTGCTCTTGCCTGAAATACAGAAAGAGCATGGTTACTAAACCCACGCCCATTCATGTAGTCTCTACACAATCTCACTTCGTCCTCTGTAGCATCCGACAAAGACGGTCTATACCATGTTGAGTCAGGAAGATTGTAATAGTAATTTCTTGCTTGCTTAATATCTTCTTTTGGATTGCTTTTCTTTACTGGAACAGAAAACTCTTTTCCTACTTCTATTTTACTATCACTTTTTATACCAACTATTTTATTTATATTTATTTGTGCCTTTAAATCTGAAATTTCTGGATTACTTTTATGTTTCAGTTTATAGAACTCTTTGTATAACTCTAAGCTGCTTCCTTTTGCACCACATCCAGCATAACAAAAGAAAAAAGCATCAGAGACATTTATTTGTAAGCTTGCGTTCTTATCATCATGAAATGGACAAACAAGCTTGTATTTATCTTCTGGCTCAAAGATACCAAAATGTTTTAGAAGCTTTACAAATATCTCTACTTCTTGACGAGTAGCCATATTATTTACCCTTTAAGTGGAATTTCTTTATTTACGTCTTTCATCTTTAGCACAACAGACTTCTTCACTTTTGCGTCAAAGCATCCATCAAGCTCTTTTAGATTGATCTCACCATTCTCATACATGCGAGAAAGCTTCTTTTGATCTACTACTCTACGAGTCTTCATAGACTGAAACACTTCTAAAGAAGGAACTTTGTATTTCTTCATGAGCTTAACAAATGCAGACCAATTATCACTGTCAATATATCTTTCACTTTCAATGAATTTTTCACACTTGTCTTTTGAAAGTCTTCTTCTAATCTTCTCTACATCATAGTTAATAGTTGTTCTCTCTTGAACAAATACTGTACAATCATCATTGCTTACACTTCTGTTTCCGGTCTTATCAAAATACTTTGCCATTACACTTTTCTTTTGATCTAATAGCATTTGAAGTCCGGTAATCTGATTTTGTAATGAAACAATTTCATCCATTGTTTTGTTAATGTTTACTTTCATTTTCACATTCCTTTCTTACTTTGTTTTAGAATATTTTAGAGCATTGTAAATGCCAACTGGCCACTTTGTACCAATCTTCACCCACACTACATTTTCACGCTCAACATAAAAGATAGAGTTATTAGGAGTCTGAATAGTTACTTTGTCTTCACTCACTTCGATAACTTTACCAGAAAACATCAAATCTTCTCTTTTAAATGCAACAATATTCCCAACACAAATATTTGAAATATACTCTTGCTTAGTCTTTTCCAAAACTGTTTGTCCTCCTCTCTTTTATTGTATCACAAATGTCAAGCACTCATAGTATCTGCTGCTGTCTCTCTCAAAAACTTGTTATATTCGTCTGTAGCTTTATCCACAAGCTCAATTCCTCTTTCAACTTCAGAATTAAAGTGATTGTTCTTTAGTGCATTTGCTGTACCTTTGGAAAGAACACAGCAAGCATACATCATATCCATGGATAGCTTACTTTCTTTTGCTCTTAGATTATTGACCTTCTCTTGCTCTTTAGCATGTTTCTTATTGCTTGCTTGGATAAATGCAACGATGATCATAGAAGTTGCTGAGATAGCTGCTACTATTAAGTCTTGCACATTTATATCCTCCTTAGAAGTGATCTACCTTTACTTCAGTTCCGTTGTTAATTGCTCTATACTTTTTAGCTCTAACATCAAAGTGAACAATACCCTTTTTAGGATACGCAATCACTCCATAAGTGGTAGGAAACATTGTATCAATTACTTTTGCAAGATCAACAGGAGTAATATCTCTCACCCAAATATCAGCAGCCATTCCATACAAATGGAAAGAATTAGAAGCACCACCAACTCTCTTGTTATGGGTCTCAGTTCTATAGGCATTTGTAATATTGATTGCCTTTCCGATCTTCTCTCTAATCATCTGCAATGCAATAGGAAGTGTATGGTGAATAAGGACAATCTTTGAATCAGACTTGAACTCACTCACTTTAAAGTTGTTTGTAATCTTTGTAGCTCCTTCAGTAGAAGCATTGTACACATTCACGCTATACATATTTTTAGCTCCTTCAACATCAGAAGTATTATTGTCTTTCTTTACTTCTTTATTCCAAAACAGAAGTACAGTAGGAACTCTTCTTGGAGAATAAATCTTACCATTAGGAAAAAGACCTTGTGTACTTCCGCCACCATCTAACATAAGAGCATTGTAAGCACCAAGGTCTTTCATTTTTACTTGTAACTTTTCTCTTGACATTCTGCCAGGTGAACAGAACAAAACAATTTTGCCTTCCTTAGTCCAACCAACAGCAGTTCTTTGAGCTTCCCTTGCTACATCAGGAGTTAAGTTCCTATAAACAAAATCACCTTTTACAATAATAGGAATGCCAGAGATAAAGTTTGTATCTTTAAACATAGAGGCTAAATTAAACATTGGCTTACCTTTAAAAAGAGCAAAACCAAAGTCATTGTACATGCTTGTAGAAATTACTCTTCCATCAATTACACACCATTCAACAGGCTTAAACTTCTTATTGAACAAATAGCCATTGATAGCATGAGTGCATCCTGTTTCTCTTTTGATCTCAGCCAAGCTTTTCTTATTTTGGTTATAATAGATTTGAGCTTTTACACAATCAAAAATATCATACATAATTTTTAATTCCCAA